GAAAGCGCGTCAACTCTCAGGGCGTATGCTTTGAGAGGATCCTTCTAAAGGCAGGAAGTGGGAAGCCTATGTATAAAAATGAAAACAATCATCTTTAGCGGCCTTAATAGGCCTAATACACGCACTGGCAACAACCAGTGTCTCTTGACGGCAGAGAATGGGCCCCTTAAGGGCCCTCTGTTGTCATGGACAAAGATTGCTCCCCGCTCGGCCCAAGATCTTAGGATCTTGGTCCCCGCGAAGGCGTGATTGAGTCCATGGCACAGGTTTACTGTGCCATTTTGAGTGCTCGCGACCGCCAGGGTCTTTGGATTTGACCCCATCAAAGTCTGGAAATGTTACTTTCCACTCTTTGCAAGATTGCGTCAAATTCGTCTTAATCACGGTCAGACCGTTGCACTTGCTCACCAGAAAGCCATTTGGGCTTGCTGGCAGCAGGTTGTCTCTGGTTCTGAACGTAACATCGTCCCATCCCCTGTTGAAAGGCTCGGTAAGCACGGGTTGGTTAAGCTTCATGGCTTCCGCCGGATCCTTCGCAGGACCGACAAGGCCAGAACGCTCTTCCTCTCCATGCTCCGGGCTTACAACATGGAACGGGACGAAATTAGCTTCGATATCTCTTCGGTAACATCGCCTTACTCCGGTCAAAGTTTGACTTGGATTAATTTGATGTGTTTCGCTCGCTACGGTTCCCGTTTTAACCTATCTACCCTTCAGTCTGGTAGTGATCGTGTTCCGAAGTTACTCCGTCCCCGCTGTAACTATGATCAGCCCTACGCCTTGACGAGTGCTGGGGGCCCGAACGGGTCCCCAGCTTTCTCGAAATGGAGTGAGGATTTTCAAGCTATTTGCGGTACTGATATACTTCTGAAGGTCAAGAGACTTTGCCATGCTACTAACAACGAGGCCCTCCTGGAATTCATCGATGTCTGCGAGAGGGTGTACAAACCTGATTTCAAGTTTGTTCACTCTAAACTCGCGTTCCTCGAGGATAAAGCCGGGAAGACCCGTGTCGTTGCGATGGTTGATATCTGGACCCAATCAGCCCTCAAGCCAGTTCATGATGTTTTGATGAACTTTCTTAAAACGCTTGAGACTGATTGCACCCACGACCAGGAGAAGGGCAGGAAAAGGCTCACGGATGTTTCTAGGTCCGGCGTTCGTATGTGGTCGTTCGATTTAAAGAACGCCACAGATCGATTGCCGGCCTGGGTAGCCAGGGAGTCCCTTAAAAAGATTCTCTCAGCCGACGTCATAGACGCACTCTTCGACCTCATGGTAAACCGTGAGTTCGAATGTACTACTCGCAAGAGAGTATGGGAGGACCACGGGTTTAAAACCGTGGAGGACACCTCCAGAGTTCGATATGCTGTCGGGACACCGATGGGCTCGCTCGCGTGCTTCGCTGGTGGACTTTCAATCCCTCACCATGCCATTATCCTCGCTATCGCGAGTTGCCTTAAAATCTTAGATTTTAAGAACTACGAGATACTTGGAGATGACATCGTGATCTGGGACGAGAGGGTTGCCAGGATGTACGAACTGGTTATGACAGGGTGGTTGGGGATGGGTATCTCCAAACACAAATCCCTTATAGGGAATGGCATAGCCGAGTTTGCTAAGACGATTGTTTTCCACGGTAGGCGTATCACGCCACTCTCACACACTCTTTTGGAGAAATCCTTAAGGTATGTGGGAATGTTCCCTGTCTTTTTGAAAGATCATATCAATAGATACGGTTTGTCGAGAGTGAACCTTTCGGAACTTTTGTCGGTTTATCCGACACCTAAGCGCCGCAGTGATGCGGCACTTTTGGTAAGTTTTGAAGGTGCGCTGGAAGCAACTGTGTCTCTTGACGGTCTTTTGCAAAGAATCCCCCCCGATGTGCGTTTAAGCACACGGCCCGGAGATCAGGCCTTTATGGCTGCGTTGGACAAATGGATGAACCCCACCGAGGAGCAACGAAAGTTGAACCTGCTTGACCTTGTCCTCATACCCCTATACAAGATTTACGCAGTCGACGTGCTATCACTTAATACATTGATCAACACCTCCCTCGACTATATCCATTCGGAGGGTTTCGGTGTACGGTGGTCAAAGACGTTCCCTAGACCTTTAAGTCTGGGTGACGGCATGAGCCCACCTGTCACAAAAATCTTCCGGAGGTCGGTAAAGGCCCTCAGTAAACTCTTTAAAGAGGATACTGATGGTCGAACCTACCTGGATAAGTCGTGGTCCGCGGATAGTACCGTGGAGGAGATCAAGGCTTCCCTTGATTCCGTTGTTGATTTCGTATCTTTCGTTCAGACCAAGGACATCCTCGGTCTGAACCGTGAGAGCGACGGAAAACTACGCTTCAAGAAAGAGGAGGAGAGGATGCGTATGCTCGGACGATCGATCTTAAGACTCTCAGAGTCTTATGGCCTTCGCTCGAGAATGCGCACCTATTTTTAACAAGACCAGGCTTTGATGATCAAATCTCAAGGCTCTGGCGTCGGTCTTACGACCTAGGTCCCCCTTTTGCTTAAAACGCAATAAAAGGACTGAAATGCGAGCG